AAGATGTTCACCAGTTGACCATTTAGATTCACCACCAACAGGATTGATAGCATAGGTTAATTTATCACATAGTTTAGGTGATGACTTAGGAAAGAAGAAATGTATATGACCCTCATCAGCATCATAGGTGCTACATACTTTCTCTAAATTTGGACAGGCTGCAAGTAACTCTCTGTATTTGATGTCTACTTTAGATGATAATGATTCACTGAAAATGGTTACACCATTTTCCATTGATCGTTTGACAGAATGTATACCATCTCTACCGCAATAGATTAAGTCTGTACCATAACGTACAATAGAGTTATGTGATATTGTTCCTGTTTGTACAGATACCTTATCTTCTAATATCCAGTTTTCAAAGTTAGGCTCAATGTTAAAGATGATTACTTGGTCATTTGTAAAGATACAAAGCTTATTAGTTTCTAATACACCTAATCCTTTTATCTCATCTGCTGTGCCTATTAAGTTTTTTATATCTAAGAATGCACCACGAGTAACTGATGTTTCGCCTGCTTCCTCTTGCTCAGTAAAGAAGTTTTCATCATCAACACGAGAGAAATGTATCTCTGTAGCTTTACCTGTAATACCTGCAACAGCTAATCTTCTACCAACAGATGTACAATAAGCTGGTTTAAGGTGATCAAGTGATGCTACTTTATTCCAGCTACTACCATTGTATACGTATGATGATTGATCCTTAGAAACCATAAATACTTTTTGGTTAAATACTGTAGAGGTAACAACTGATCCTGTAGTGAAAGCTTCTTGTACTAGGTGATCTTGATCAGAGTTTAAACTTAATCCACCACCATCTTGTTGTACAAAACAAACATTGTTTCTTGAATAGAAACGTACATGATCAATAGTTTTATCTATATTCTTATGTATCTTAACACCTGCGTTTCGCACGATGGCTCCACGCCAGTCACAGAATCCGTCTTCTAAAGCTAGAAGATGTTGCTTTTCACCTGTATCTAATGATGATTTATCACGAGATGAATCAACACCCATGAAGTCAGTATAGGTAAATCCTTTAGTATTTATTCCTGAAGGAGAGAGGATTGACATTATTCAGTAGGTACACCTGTTTTAGCAGTAACAGATGTTGCATCAGTGTCTGATGTTTCATTACCTGTAAAAGGATCAACCTTTGTGCCATTAAGATATCCTTTATTGCTACCACCATCATATACAATCATTTGTATTTTAGAGTTTCTTGCATATTCTTTGTACAGAATCTTATTCATAAACTCATAATATAGTGGTCCATATATCTTCACCTTGTCAGATGCTTGTTGTGTGGCATACTTAAATAATAATCCATGTATAATAATAGTATCAGGGATTGATCGTGAGTCACTTACATGAGTGTAGTATTCTATTTCATATGTATCAGAGAAATAAGGATGCATACGAATGTCTTCTATAACTTCGTTAGCAAATTCTATAAACATTAACATAACATTGCCATCAACAGACTCAGGATTAAACTCTCCATATCGTCTTAATGCTGACATTGCTAATTTTTGTAATGGTGAATAGACATCTCTAATGTGTGGATTAGAATTTGATACGTGATTTTTATTTAGATGTAAGTCACCATCAGTTGTTAGATGTTTATTAACAGGTACTTCTTGTGATCTAGGTAAACCACTTTTAGTATTATTAATGTTTGTAGTAGAATTATTACCTTTATTATCTGTATAGGAATTAGCCATTTAGTTTAACTACTCCTCCATGCTTTACCCTGTCTTGTCTTTCAAATCTTTCAACATACTTCTCAGGAACTTCAAACACAATGTTGCCTGAATCTCTAAATCTTAATCCTCTTATAACTTCATCTTGATATTGCCATCCAATACGAATATCAAATAATTTTTCTGCAGGCTCAGTAGTTACGTATGTTACAAATTTTTCTTTAGCAGGTTGTTTGATTTCTTTGTATTCTTTTAAATCTGCTTTAACTGTTGCTTTAGCTATATTGGCTTTTGTAGTAGCCATCCCTTTAATTGGTGTAGACATATTATCTCCTTAAATAAAAAACTCAGAGGCATGTAGCCTCTGAGTTACAATTAAGTAAAATAACTAAGATAGTCGTCCTATTAGGATAGGCTATTCCAGTTTTTGATAACTGTGTGTACTTTGTCTTGCATTAACTCAAGACCACACTCAGTTAAGTATTCGTGCTTCGCAGCATCCTTATCGGCAGTCTGTCTGTTTTGTAACAGAGTAGTATCTCTACCATCTAAGAAACGATACTTTAGGAATGGGAAGTCAATGATTACCATATCATTAGCCATACCTGGGATTTGACGGAACTGAGGGTGAACATGCACCAACAAGTCTCCAGCATAAGTAGAATACTTAGTGAAGTTAATTCCGTATGTACCGCTTACAACAGTTGGTTGCCATCTAGCTTTACCAATTTGTTGTAATAAGTTAGCACAAGTAGTTCCACAGAAAGCAATCTTTTGTTTGCTTCCAAATGCAAATACAGTGTCTGATAATAAAGTATCAAAACCTGTTTCACTTAGAACACTAGCAGATGAGTTTGATGCTTGATCTAACACGTTAGTTAGTTCGTTCATCAAGCCACCTGTGTATCTTCTAGGTTGAGCAGTTGATCCACTTTCTTCTACTTTCTTACCAAAGAACATAGCTCTTTCGATGTCAGACATGTGCATTTTTAATGCTTTAGTCATGTATTCATCTTCAGCATCGCCAGTTCTTCTGTAAGTAGCTTTCAAAGTGTTTGATACTTCAAACGCAGTTCTAAAGATTTGACAGTAGTTGAACGCCACAGTCGGGTCAAAAGAGATTGCGTCTGGTGCAGTGTCACCCTCTGTCGCAGAGTATCCAGCAATAAATAATTCTGAATCATCTGCAATAGTTAGTGATCCACCACCAATTTGTCTTGCAACAGTTACTCTGTGGTTAGTTGTATCACCAGCAGCAGTAGCTCTCATTACTTCACCCGTTGCTGAGTTAACAATGATTGATCCTGCAACAACAAAAGGTACACCAGCATCGCCAGAGTCTAATTGTATTGTAGTCGCTGATGCATTCAAAGCACCATTTACTTTTAATTTTCGATCAGGTAATTCGTCACGAAAGTTATTAAATTTTGGGTCATCAGAAGACTGAGAAGATCCCATAGAAAGCAATGCGTTAAGCGGTGCAGTTCCATTAGGCTCTAACAGTGTGTAGAGTTCCCTATAGTTTGTGGGTCTGAAGTCCGTACCGAATTGTCCAGTCCCACGTAAGCCATTAATTCCAGCCATAGTAAGCTCCTTAAAGGTTAAATGTTAAACGTGTAAATATTAAAAACTAGCCAATCGCATACATCGTTAGCTAAAAAATTTGCGGAAAATAGGGTAGAGGCGTTAGCGTCTTATTTCGGCAACACCATTGTACAAAATATTTTATTATTATGTCTACCCTTTTAGCATTTCCATTTACGTAATGCTAAAGCTTTACGAGTTGGACTACCATCAGGTTTCTTCATTGGACCTTTAACACCTGACATTCTAGCACAAAATGATTTACGTCTGCCAGCAGCTTTAGATCCTTTCTTTACTTTACCTGTAACAGGTGCTTTTAAATTAGATCCATCTTTTCTTTTAAAGTAAGCTCTACCAGCAGCATTAAGACCACCAGTTTTACTTTGATGTTTCTTTAATGTCATGAGTAACTCCTATATCTTTTAGTTTTAGCAGCAGCACTCTTAGGTTGTTTGACGTGTTGCTTACCTTTCTTTTTACCTGCTCTCTTTGCTCTAGTTGTTGCAGCATACTCAGAAGAACTCATCGCTTTAATAGCAGCAGAGGGTAGATACCTTTCTCCAGTCTCAGAAGATTTTTTACCTGACTTAGTTCTCCACTTTTGTTTGCCCCAAGCTTTAAGGCTTCTTTGACTTTTTGCTAGTGCCATTTTTATTTTTTCTTTTAGCTGCGGTTATGATGTCACCTCTAGTAATTTTTTTTGGGTCTCCATACATTGCTGCTAATTTAGTTTTTTGTTTACCTTTTTTTTTCATATGCATTATTTATATCCTCCACCAGCTTTCTTATAAGCTTTAGCTAAAGCTTGAGCCTTTCTTGCAGACCATTGACCTGCGGCTGTTCCGTGTGAAGCTTGTGATTTTATTCGTTGAAATATTTTTTTTCTTTTTGTAGGTTGTGTATAGTTACCTGCTTTATTAACTGTAGACTTTTTCTTCATTAAAAAATCCAGTTCCAAATAATGATAGCAATTATAGCACTTATAAATCCTACAACTATCTTTCCTCTCTTAGTAAGTGATTTCCACATTTGTTTAATTTGTTCCATATTATCTCCTATGTATTAAGATTATTATTGTTGACGCAATTTAAGATTATA